CTCCCTCCTTCCCCCCAGACCCCCCAACCACCCACACCCTCCCGCGATATTAAACCCCCTATAGTCCCCCAAACCGATCAGCCTGCCGAGCCATCTCGCCGGAAGCCCAAACGTGCCATCCCCGATGGTTTCCCGACTGCTGAGGCCATCGCCGAGCAGCAAGCCAAGGCCCGTTCGGTCGGGGCTAACCTCGATGTGGCCAATCAGGCCGAGCGGTTCAGGAACTGGTCGATTGGCAAGGATGCCCGGTACGCCGACTGGGCCGCGACGTGGCGGAACTGGTGCGACAGGGCGATCAACAACGCTCCGAAGACCGCCGTGGCGTCGGCGCAAGGTCGGGTTCAGGCTCCGTCAGGGGATGACCGCCAGCGCCGTTGGTTGCGGGAATACCGCCGCAACGGTCACTGGCCGTCGGACGATGCCGGTCCGCGTCCAGAGCATCCGGCCTGTCGCATACCGCCCGATTTGCTGGCCGAGTTCGGTTTCATCCCGACTGCCGCCAATGACCCCAAACCTGACCTGTTTGCCGAAGGAGAAGCGGCGTGAAGTCGAGGGTATTTTTATTAAAGCCGATTAAGCCAAGGCTCCATAAATGGGTCTTTGTGTGTCTTTTTGTCTGGTGCCAAGCTAATGATTTCTCGAGCAATTTCGAGCAGTACATTGTCCCATTGCTCAAGTGTAGAATTTATAGAATCTTGAGATTTTGGATCGCCACGCTTCATGCGTTTCAGGTCATTTATGGTGTGCTCAACAAGCACACGACAAGACATCAACAGATCAACACTTGCTATATTTTCAAAAATTTCTGGAGAAAAAGAACTGAGGGATTTTCTCAACTCTTCCAAGTGAACGCCATCAAGCAAGCCGTCAGCTGTTATTTCAAGCGCGATATCCTTTTTCATATCATCAGCCAGTCCATTGAGAACCATAACGTAACCGTTGGCGCTAACGATAAAGAGTGCCTTAAGTTTCTGGGATGCACGTTTGCGTTCATCTGCAAGTTGATTGCGTCTGGTAGCTGTCGACACGAACAGTGCAATGGCAGCTGCAATAGCGGTCGCGACAGCTGCTATAGCATTCCAATTAAACAGACATGTGAACGCTGCCCACCAGTTCCACCACGGCACAAGCCAATCTGGAATCATTTTCACCTCCCCAATCTTCAGCGAACCGTAGCCATAAAAGGTGCCGCATGAGCAAGGCCGACCGCGCCCGTAAGCGCCAGACCAAACGCACCATGCCCTCGCTGCCAAGGGTGATCGGGGCTAACGATAATATCGAGGTCGCCAACGACAACGCGCCTCCGGCGATGCTGAACGGTGTCCGCCTGACCGAGACACAGGCCTATCGGTTCATGGTGGCCGACCAGAAGGTGCAGTCCCGTGATCTTGACCTCCAACGCGACGGCGAGCGCATGATGCGGGCGCTGGAACAGGAGCTTGACGTTCGCCAGACCGAGAAGTCGGTGAAGGACGGCCTATCAGAGCTGAAGGGGCTTGAGGCTCTGCGCGGGCTGGATGTGGGCACCTCGACCCATGAGAAGGCCAAGGGCGCACCGCGTGCCTCGCGTGACGGGCTGGAGACACTGCTGACGGCGGGCTCTATCAACCGGACTCAGCATGCTGCAGGGCTGCGGTACAGGGCCGATTATGAACTGCTGGACCCTGAGCGCGGGCTGACACCGCCAGACCTGAACCCGCACAACCGCGGCAAGGTCGTCCGAGGCGGGGAGGGATTTGCAGACAAACGCCGCCAGCGCGAGGAGTTCGTGCGCGACCTTGAGGCCATGATCCAAGAGGAAGATCGGACGTTCCGTGGTTCGCTGGGGCGTACCGATGTTGGGCGTCTGGGGTGTGCGGTTTGGGCGCTGAGACAGGTGGCGGGAAAGGGGAATAGCCTTCGGTCGCTAACCAGCAGCGGATCAAGGATAACGGCGTATGGTGAAGCCTTGAAGGTTGGGCTGGATTGTGCAGCTATCGCATACGGATTGGAGTGAGCAACCATGGCTAAAGTGAGTTACGACGCGCTTGAGGGATATGAGCGGCTGTCGGCGGTTGCCGAGCGGGTCGATCTTGAGTCGGCTAAAATACTCACTTTGCACGTCGCCCTAGAAGCCGAAATGGACGCAGTTTTGGCGAAAATACTTACCCGTGCAGATCGAATGCGGAAGATTGGCTTTGCTAACAAGGTCCGCGTTCTGGAGGCCGCTTGGATTGGTGATCCAGACGCTGGTGATCGCGCATGTAACGTACTCCGGAGTTTCAACGATCTTCGAAATACCATCGCGCATGGCGATCGGGATGCCCAAGTGGGATGCCGGGCGGCCCTAGTGACAGCATTTCGGCAAATCGATCCACAAGCTGCCGAGGACATCGATGTTGTCCAAGTCGCCCAAGGAGTTTGCCTTTTCCTGGGTGATGGTCCCTCAGTGGAAACTCTCGAGAGGTTCAAAGATTCTTTGGCTGGCATGACAGCGGCCATCAATGCTGCCACAGAAGGTTTCCGAAATCTCCGGGTCGAGTTCCCAGATCTTTCCGGGCTTTCCAACCTGTTGACATCATCGACAGATAATCCCTGATATACGACAGACAGGGCGTTATGCCGACTCCAAGGCTCCCCCTTTTAAGGTAAGGGCTTTTTCTGTGTCCCTCAGCTTTACGGGGACGAAACTATTATCAGCGCCGCCACCGCGAGGTCATATATGAGCTTCGAGAGTTGAACGCTTACCTCAGAGGCCAGAATAAACGCCGCTGATCAGATCGCGCCCAACGCTGAATTCCAGCAAACTTAACCTATGGACATTTGGCCGTTGAACCGGTCAGTTAAGCTCATGTCTCAAGTGCCATTTTATCTAATCGCCATCGGTGCCTTCGTTGCTTTCGTGCTCTACAAGCGGGGGAGAGAAAAAGAGGTCCTGCCTGAATATGCGCGGGCCCTGTTTGATCTCGCCGATCAACGAGAATTGGCCGGAGAAAGTGATGCGAAGGTCGAGGACCTGAGGGCCATGGCGCGCGCGGTCTCTGCAGTCTCGGCAGGGCAAGGAAGCACTTTCTCCCCTGAGAGAAAATCTGAGCTCAGGTATGCACTAAGCCGTGCATCCAGTCCGTTTCAACTCGAAGAAGCCGGTATTTTGCCGGGCACGCCAAGACACGTGCATGCCTATCGAGGAGTAATGCGCGAACTAGGCAAGCTTTGAAAATGATGCTGGCTTGACGGCGGAACGGTAATCGCGGACATAAGCCAAACAGGGCGTTTCGGCCCAAGCAAGGCTCCTCCCTCTCGGGTGGGGCCTTTTTCATGTCCTTCATTCGCAACGCCTAGGGCTCCCACCCGTTGGTTTCAGAAGGGAGAACGACATGAACAAGATCGAAACCATAGCTTTGAGCACCGCCGCCATCCTCTGCCTTGCGGCATGTGGAAGTAGGGAAGCTGAACGAGCAGCTCCTGAAGCTGCATCAATGGAAGCAGATGCGACTTCGACCCTATCGCCTACTGAGCCGGATGCGACCACGACAACAGTGACGCCTAACCAGCCAGCTCAGCAGGTCGATAAGGGTGGGAAGCCCGGAGCTACTACTCCACCGCCGAAATAGGTTGGCGGTTAAATGGTAGAACAACTAACTGCCTGACCATGTGCGGCCCTGCGGGAATGGCTGGATCGGGGATTAGAGTTTTTCCATCCGGATGTTTAGCAGGTCGTTAGCAAACGCCCGAACGATCAGCGCTTCGACTTTACCGACCATACCTTCGGCAACCTCATAGACGCTGACATAGGCTGCTATTTCATGCAGCTCCACAGAACGCTTGATGATTTGCTTTCCGCTGGCCGATGCATCTTTATAGGCACCTCGCCACACGGGGTGGTCCGCCTTTTTTATGAACTGCACTTCATCGCGTCCTCGATTGTACGCGAGGTTCATCTCGGTCCAAAGATCTTGATCTTGTGCCTTTCCAGCATAGATCGCGCGCCCTCGACTATCCTGAAAAATATAGACGCCACGGGCATTCTTGAGTCGGGTTCGCAACCCAGCAGCGAACCTTAGTTCTTTGCCGGTTTCTTCGTCTTTGATGGGGAAAAGTTGATAGGATTTACCCTGCACCGTCGCAGTTCTATCAAGTTCGAAAAACTCCACGATAGGCAAGACGGCACGATCTTTGAGCCGATCTTCCGAGGCCTTCGCAAATCGCTCCATTAACGTGGCGGTCTGTTTCGGGGTTAAGTCTTCATATCCCTGATATTGCTTCAGAAGATATGGGGTGAGACCAAGATGATTGCAGATGTCAGAACTGGTCGGTTTCTTTCCCAGCTCCCGTTCAAGGCGTTCTTCGTAAACCTTGATTAGATCGCTGCCCTTCATGTGTCCCCCGGAGTGATTCTTTATGGCTCGACCGACTATGTATAACGACGGTCTTGCCGAAAGCATCTGCCTCTTGATTGCTGATGGACAATGCCCTCAAGCGATATGCGGGGAGTACTGAATGCCCGCTCTCTCAAACCCGAAACATGAGCGGTTCGCGCAGGCGCTAGCCAAGGGCCGGACACAGGCCGAGGCCTACGCTGAGGCGGGTTACTCACCCAGCGAACCCAACGCGTCCCGCCTGAGAAGTAATGACAAGGTGCAGGCCCGGATCGCCGAGTTGCAGGAACGTGCAGCGGTCAGGACCGAAATCACGGTCGCCTCGATCACCGAACGCCTGCTGAAATTGGCCGATGTGGCCGAGCTGACAGGCATCGAGAAAGACGGGGAAACGGGCGAGATCACCAAGTCCAGCCCCAAGCACCTCGGCGTCGCTCGTAATGCTCTGATGGATGCCGCCAAGCTCAATGGCCTTGTGGTCGAGAAGGGCGAACATGAGCTGAAACATCTGGGCATGTCGGTCACCTACGTCACCTCTGGCGAGGGACCAGCCAAAGCTGAAAGCGACGAGGACTACGAGACGGACTGATGATCTTTGAGCCAATACCGGCCTTTCGGTTTCTGACTGACAAGCCGCTTGGCTCGTATCGATACAGGGGGGCGCATGGTGGGCGTGGCTCGGCCAAATCGTGGTCAGTCGTCGATGGTTCGATCTTCCATGCCGTGACGACGCCGCGCCTTCGTGTGGTCTATCTGCGCGAGATCATGGCGAACCTGAAGGAATCGTCGCTGGAGCTTGTGCGCTCGAGGCTTGAACACTTCGGTTTGCTGGGCAGCTATTTTCGTGAGGTGGACGGCACCTTCATTGGCCTTGGTGGCCAGAAGATCATGTTCATCGGTCTCTGGAAGGGTGGCAAGCCAGAGGGCATCAAGTCGTTGGAAGGCGCGGGCCTGACCATTCTGGAGGAAGCACAGGAGGTCCGTCAGGCTTCGCTCGATGTTTTGTTGCCGACCATACTCCGCACACCCATTTCCGAACTCTGGGCGATCTGGAACCCGCGTCTAAACACCGATCCTGTCGACGTGTTCTTTCGTGGTCCTGTCAGGCCCAAACGGGCCATAGTCCGCAAGATCAACTACGACCAGAACCCGCACTTCCCCGAAGCGTTGAAAGAGCTGATGGCACTGGACTTCGCCAAAGACAGGTTGCGGGCAGCGTGGATTTGGCTCGGCGGCTACATGCCATCTGTTCAAGGGGCGATCTGGAACCGCGAGGGCTTGGACGAGGCATGGCGCGAAGGCCGCAATGCGCCTGCCGGTTCATGGGGCCGGGTGGTTGTCGGCGTCGACCCATCTGGTGGCGGTGATGATGTCGGGATCGTGGTTGTGGCCGAGTATGGCGACGGGGCCATTGTTCTTGAGGACGCTACCTGTCCAGCCTCGTCTCCGATGGCATGGGCTACGGCAGTAGCCAAATGCGTTGATCGTTGGGGTGCTGATTGCGTTGTGGCCGAGAAGAACTTCGGCGGCGACATGGTCGAAAGCACACTGCGGGCTGGCGGCGTCTCTGCCCGGGTAGTCATGGTGTCGGCAAGCCGAGGTAAGCAGGTCCGCGCCGAGCCGGTTGCAGCTCTCTACGACCAGAAGCGCGTCAGGCACTTCAACCAGTTCCCGCTCTTGGAAGCGGAAATGCTGTCCACTACGCCCGCTGGTTTCCAGGGCGACGCATCCCCGAACCGCATGGACGCGCTGGTTTGGGCCGTGACGCATCTGAACATCCAGCCGCAATCCACCGTCGCCATGTTCCTGAAGAAGAGGCACCGCTGATGAGCGCCAGACACCTCCTCGTCAACGTGGCCCAGCGCTCGTTGCAAGCCATGTTCCCGGGCTACTTCTTCGGGGTCCAAAAGCACAACCACGCGGCAGACTTTGGGTATCCTGATCAGGTCAGCTTCGAACTGGCCTTCGACGCATACTGCCGTAACCCTCTGGCCCGTGCTGCCGTCGACAAGACCATCGGTAAGACATGGGAGGACAACCCGTTCCTTCAGGAGTACCAGCGCGACGGGACTGAGGATGGCGACCAAGGCGAAACCAAGTTTGAGGCGGACATTCGCCAGCGCTTCGCTGACCTGCGCATCTGGCAGCATCTGGCCGAATGTGACCGTCGCGGGCTTGTTGGGGCTTACTCGGGCCTGATCCTTCGCTTTGCCGACAGCCAACCCTTCAAGGCACCTGTGACGCGCGTTCCGGGCGGTTTGCTCGGTCTAGTCGAGGTCATTCCCGCATGGGAGGGACAGCTTACCCCAAGCCAGTGGGACACTGACGAGCGCTCGGACACTTACGGCCAACCGCTCATGTACCAGTTCGCTGAGAGCGCGGTTGGTGAGCAGAAGCAGCCCCGCACCTTCGAAATCCATCCCGACCGTGTGATTGTCTGGAGCCGCGATGGCACCCTGAACGGCCGGTCTGCTCTTGAACCCGGCTACAACGCTTTGCTGGACATGGAGAAGATCAGGGGCGGGGGCGGCGAGGGCTTCTGGAAGAACGCCAAGTCCGGCCTCAGCCTTGAGATCGACAAAGACGCTAAGATCGATGACATGGCCCGTGCCATGGGCGTGGCTGCCGCCGATGTGGTCGAGAAAATCGATGAGCAGGTCGAGGGCTTCAACAAGGGCTTCGACAAGTCGCTTCTTTTGCAGGGCATCAAGGCAACGCCCATGCAGGTCAACCTGCCATCACCGGAACACTTCTTCGCCGTGGCCGCCCAGTCGTTCGCTGCGTCATGGCTGATCCCCATGAAGGTCCTGATCGGTTCTCAGACCGGAGAACGTGCCTCAACCGAGGACGGGGAGGAATGGGCCAAGGTCAACATGGCGCGCAGAACCAACATCGTGGTTCCGGCCATCATGACCTTCGTCAACCGGCTGGAGATGTTCGGCCTCCTGCCATCGCGGGACTGGTTCCTGTCGTGGACCGACCTGACTGAAAGCTCGATGGGCGAGAAGATCGATCGGGCCGTGAAGATGGCCGACGTGAACTCCAAGCAGCCTGACGGCGAGATTGTCTTCACCGGTGACGATATCCGTAGCGTCGTCGGCATGGAGCCTTTGTCTGATGCTGACCGCTTCGGCGACGACGATGATGATGACGACGACGCTGCCGCCGGTCTGAGAGGCAAGCCTGAAGAGCCCGCCAAGACCGCCTGACACCCCACACAATCGAAGGAGGCCACGCGTGCATAAGCTCGACGTGAACGCCCGCGCCTTTCTGGTGAACCACGGCCTTGCCGCGGGTGATCAGGTGCGCGTGAACATCAGAACCCTCGCCAACACCGCTGCCATTCGGCGCGAGAAGCGCAACGGTCGCGATGTCATCATCGTGCCTTCGGCCACGCTGCCGGATGACGTTGTGATGAACGACATCCTCTATCCGGCTGCCGAGATCGCGAAATCGTTCAGTACGTTGGAACGAACACCTGCTCCATTGGGTCACCCCTCTGTCAATGGCAAGTTCCTGTCGGCTCGCGATCCCGAAGGCCTGAACCAAGGCTGGATCGGCGCGTGGAACGAGAACGTCCGTCAAGAGGGCGGTCGCGTGCTGCTGGACAAGGTGATCGACATCGAGCGCGCCAATCAGTCCGAAGGCGGCAAGCGCGTGCTGGCAGCTATCGAAGCGGGCGAACCGGTCCACACCTCCACCGGACTGCTGGCCATCATGGACGCCGCCAATGGCGATGTGGCTCACAAGTTCACCGCTCGCGATATCGAGTTCGACCACGACGCCATCCTTCTGGATGAAGACGGCGCTGCCACCCCTGAGCAGGGTGTAGGCATGATGGTCAACTCGGCAGGCAAAGAGATTCAAGTCGTGAACTCGATCTTCCAAGAGGAAGCCGACCGCGAACTTGGATGGGCGGTCGAAAGCGCCGTCCGCGCCATCGAGAAGAGCCGCAAGGCCTCGCTCATGGAGCGCATCAAAGTAGCCCTAATCGAGGCCCTAGGCACCGAGCGGGAACAACCCTCCACCAACAAATCGAAGGATGACGACGAAATGGATAAGGTCCAGTTCGACGCGCTTTCCCAGAAGGTTGACGCCCTCTCGGAGAGCATGAAGCCCGATGCCTTGGCCACAGCCATCGGCAATGCGGTCGCTGCGGCGATGAAGCCGATCAACGACCAGATGGAAGCTCAGGCCAACAGCGCTAAGGCGAAAGATGATGCCGAACTGACCGAACTGGTCGGCAAGATCGTCGCCGCCAACCTGCTGGACGAAGCCACGGCGAAGGAGCTGACGCTCAACGCCGCTCGTGCTCTTGCCGAGAAGGCTGAGCCCGGCAAGGCCACACCGATGGCCAACGGCTTCAAGCCCCGCACCGGCGAAAATAAGGGCCATGTCGCCCCGAAGGCGGTGAAGTAATGGCCCGCTTCAACAAAATCTTCGCCGGTCCAGTCACCCAGACTACCCCGCAGGTTCAGGAACGCATCTGCGCCGCCGCTATCCTGCCAGGCACTGCTCTGGTGGAAGCGGGTGCCAACTTCGCCCAGGCTGGGGCCAACTCGGGCGAGAAGCTCTACATCGCCCAAGACAACTACCTCGCCCAGAAGGGCGTGGATGATGCTTGGCCTGCCGGTGATACCGTCATCGGCATGGAAGCGCTGGACGAGCAGTTCTTCAACGTGCGCGTGCCGACCGGCGTGAATGTCGCTCGCGGTGCCAAGCTAACCACCAATGCAACGGGCCGGTTCGTTCTCGCGACAGCCGGACAGAACGTCGCCGTCGTGGCCGAAGAGGCCTTCAACAATACGTCCGGTTCCGACCAGTTGGTGCGCGTGCGCATCGCTCGTCGCAACACGGCTGTGGCTTAAGGGAGACCGGGCACATGCGTTACTTTGATGAGAACCTCATCGCCAACTCCCGCCCTCACGCCGAGTGGTGGGATCAGCTGGGCGTCTCGCGCGATTACTTCCACCATGTGGAAGACCATTTTGCGAGCTTCCAAGCCAATGCCTCGGCGGTTCTGCCCCGTGATGCTTGGCTGGAACTGGACACCATTACCACCCGCGTGATGCGCGACGATGGCGGTCAGCCTTTCATGGCCGACCTGATGGCTCTGGCCAAGCCGGTAAACATCGGCACCATGGCTCACCTGAGCCGCGTGGCGTCGGACACCAGCAACCCCGTTCATCGCTCGCTGTCGGGTCAGGTGCCGGTGGCCATGGACAAGACTGTCTATGACTACCGCGGGACGGTCGTGCCGATCTTCGCGGACGGCTATGGCCGCGAATGGCGCGAGTGGAACACCCTCCGCTCGGCCAACTTCGACGCACTGGCCGACGATCAGGAAGGTGCCCTGGACAAGATCAATCGCAACATGGCCGACTATGCGCTGGACGGCGATGCTTCGATCAAGTTCCAAGGCTACACCGCCTATGGACTGCGCAACTCGCCGCTGACCAAGTTGATCAACCTCGGCTCGGCCGCCGGCGGTGCCAACATCGACCTGACCACGGCCACGGCGGATGAGCTGGAAGCGTTCTTCATTGGCCCCTTTGGCGCGATGTTGGACGCCAACCTGATCACCGAGGCGGTGAACCTCTACATCTCGCCGGACATCGCCCGCGCTTGGGACAAGTCGTATTCCAATGCGGCCGGTTTCAAGGAAGGCACGATCCGCGAGTTCATCGCTCGCAATCGTCGCATCAAAAAGATCGAGGTCACGGCGAAGCTGACGGGCAACCAGTTCTTCGGCTTCGTGCCGAACGCTCGGTTCGTGCGTCCGCTGATCGGCATGGCGGTCAACACCACGGCGATGACCCGTCTTAACCCCACGGACAACTATCAGTTCCTCGTCATGGGCGCGATGGGGATCGAGGTTCGTGGTGACTATGCAGGAAAGAGCGGTGTGTTTGCGTCGACCGTGATCAACTGACCAACCAGCCCCAGCGCTCTCGCCGCATGATTAAGCCAACAGCGCTGGGGCTTATGCCGAACTGGCGAGCGATTTGTTTGTATGGCACCCCCGCCATTAATCGGATCGCTCGCACGTCGGCTTCGGTAAGGGCTGCCTGAGCATTCCGTTCTCCTTTGGTAGTCGTTCCGTGGCCGATTGCGTCTTTCATATTCTCCGATCGCGATGCCCAGCGGACGTGGGAGGGGTTGACGCAACCGAGATGCCCTCGGCCGCAAGAATGCGCGGTGTCGATTTCGGACGTTTCGGGTTCTCCATGTGCGAGCACGCACATCATTCGGGCGGCTGAAGTCTTTCGCCCCCTCTTCGAGATGGTCGCGTAGCCCACATTGTTCCGCTGAAAGGGCCACATCAGGCATTCTTCGCCGACGTGATTGATGTGCGCCATCAGCCAAGCGAACGGTTCACCCCGTCCGACTATTTCCCCGCCGGTCTCACCGGTTCTCCATAAGCGAAGATAATGGGTCGCGCAGAAGCCTCGCGTGCGTGTGGGCTTGTCGCAATCCTCAACAGAACATAAGGCTCTGATAGCCATTCGCTGATCCTTCCGTGATCGCGCTGGTTAGGGCTGGATGACGGTGTTAGCGCACCTCTCCAGCCCGCTCAGTATGCCCCAAATCCTTACTGAACGCAGCCTGAAACGGTTGCTCGCAACTGAGAGGAAGACCCAAATGAAGATCAAGATCACCGCCGGCGGCATCCACGATGGCGAAGGCAAAGAAATCCCGGTCGGCACCGAGCTGGACGTCGCTGATCCTGAGGTCGGCGAAGACGGCGAACCGCTGGCCCCGCATCCTTGGGCTGGTCGTTTCGAGGTAATCTCGGGCAGCCGCAAGGGCAAGAAGACCGTCACTAACCCGGCTGGGGGTGATGCCTCGCTGAAAGCCGAACACCACGGTGGCGGCAAGTTCAACATCACCCAAGGCGAGAAGGTCCTGCTGTCGGGGCTTTCGAAAGAAGATGCTGACGCATTCAACGGTCTGTCCGATGACGACAAGACCGCGTTTGTCGCTGATCAGACGAAGGACTGATAGCTATGGCGGGTTATGGAACTGATGCGGGGCTGGCCGACTATCTGGCCGCCAATGGCCTTGTGCTGCCAGCTGAGGCACCATCGCCCGCCATCCTGCGCCAACGAGCGTCTGACTATATCGACGGGCTGTACGAGGCCCGTTTCACCGGCACGCGAACCGATCCGCTGAACCAAGACCGCGCATGGCCTCGCATCGGTGCTGTGGCGGGCATCGTGGCAGTTCCAAGTGATGTGATCCCCAAGGCCATCGAACGGGCTGCGTATGCGGCGGCAGTCTATGAGGGGCAGAATGACGGAGCGCTGTCTGTCGCGGCCAGTCAGGCAGGTGCGCTGAAACGTAAGAAGATTGACGTCATCGAGAAAGAGTTTTTCGAAGGCAGCGGTGATGTGGTCGCGGATGCCACTGTGCGTCTATCCGTTGTCGAAGGGGCGCTTTCTCCATTCCTGAAAACCGATAGCGCTGGCACGGCCAGCCTTGGCCTATGGGCAGTTGGCTGACGCGATGACCTGTGCCACTCTAAAAAACATGAACCGCCGCATCGATGAAGATGATCCGCGCCTGACCAAACATCGCATGCCGATGGCGCTGGCGACTGAGACGATCATGGATTGCGCCTCGACTGCGGGGCAGATGCAGATGGCAATCGCAAACGGCCAGCCACAAAGCGAAATCCAACGACACCGCGACCTCGCTAAGGCGCAGTTTGAAGCATACCTCGACCTTATGGCTGAGGCCGCTCACTACGCAGGGCAACTGAGGCCCTAATCCCCATGGCAAGACGACCCACACAACGACAGCTCTTTGCAGAGCTGGCGGCGACATTTGGCGTGCAAGTGGCAGAGGCTTTCATACAGGTCGTCGCTGATCTGAAAAGCCAAGTCGAGTTCCAACGCCTTCGATTGGCGATTGAACAGCGCGACATTGATGCGGCTATGGCTGCCCTGCATTTGGATCATGCTGCCTTCCATGCATTAGAAAGCAAGGTCACCGAAGCATATGTAGCCGGAGGGCGAGGTGCCGTGACGTCCATGCCGGCGAGCGTAGCGATCGGATTCCGCTTCGATCCCGGCAACCAGCGTGCAGCTACCATTATCCGCGAGACTGCCGGACGCCTAATTACCGGTCTGCTCGAGACTGAACGCGAACAGGCCCGTCAGTTCATCGCCGAGGGTATGGCGCGTGGTCTGCATCCACGGTCTGTGGCGCTCGATTTAGTGGGGCGCGCCAGCAGGGCAACAGGCAGACGTGAAGGTGGTCTGCTGGGCCTTTCGGCACCACAAAGGACCTATGTGATCACTGCACGCGCTGAACTGGCCTCATCTGATCCAAAGCTACTGAAGAACTACCTGAGCCGCGGGCGTCGTGACCGTCGTTTTGATCGATCGATCACCAAGGCCTTTCGCGAGGGCAAGCCGGTTGATCCAAAGATCGCGGCCAACGCGATTACCGCTTACGAACGCCGTCTGCTTCTGCTGCGCGGGGAGGTCATCGCACGGACTGAGGGCTTACCGGCCATCCACGCCGCAAAGCATGAAGCCTTTCAGCAGTTGGTCGATGATGGACGAGTTGCCGATCAAGACATTGAACGTGGATGGTCCACGAACCGTGACGGTCGGGAGCGTCACACGCATGGCGGCATGGATGGGCAGGTCGTTCGGGGTTTGAGCACACCCTTCGTAAGCCCGAGTGGCGCGAGGTTCATGTATCCCGGCGATATTTCCCTCGGCGCATCGACAGAAGAGATCGTCGCCTGTCGCTGTGATGAATGGATCTCTATTAGGAGGGCTGCATGAGCATCATCACTGGCGAGGCCGAAGCCGCATACGCTGACTTTGCCGATGACTTCGAAGATGGCACCCTGACCATTCCGGGCGGATGGGAAAGCGACGGGCAGGGCGGCCAATTGCCTAAAGACCCTGTATCCCATGACTGTAAGGCGCTGGTGACCGACTATAGCGATTACCGCCGTCTGAGCCTCGGTGTTCCCGCAAATGATCGACAAGTGCTGGTGCTGGGCCGGAGCCTGCCGTTTGGCATCATTCCAGCTAAGGGACATCAGATCACTGCTCCAGACCCCTCAAACGGCGGGGCAATGCGGACGTTCGATGTCATTGCCAAGAGCGGTGATCCTGTAAGCGCGCTCTACAAGCTGCAGGCACGATGATGGCCAAGGTCACGCTCTACGACGGCGTTCTGGCTCGGATCGCCGCAGATGCCGGAGAAAGGGGCCTGCGAGGCGCGCTCGGCAAGGCAGAGACGGTCCTTAAGGAAGACATCCTGCGCCGGCCGGGCTCCGGCAAGATCTACGGCAAGCACCAAGCCTCCGCACCCGGCGAGCCTCCTGCGCCAGACACCGGTAATCTGCGATCCAATACCAACGCCGATCCGAACATCCGTGAGGAGGGCGACGATCTGGTTGGGCGCGTCGTCTCTAATGCCGAATATGCGCAAGCGTTGGAAAAGGGCACCGAGCGCATGGCCGCTCGCCCGTTCATGAGCCTGTTGGCAAGCGACCACGCTGATGATTTGCGTAGAGCCTTCGTGGAAGGGGTTAAGGGATCAAATTGAGAGCTCGGGCCATAACGACGAACTCTTCGGCTTGCTTCTCTTTGTCGCGCCAAGCGGGCCGGACGACTTCGTTGTCCATTATTCGCTGAATATCACCGGTGGCCATCACGTGCGACTGAGCATCGGGATCCAGGCGATTAAAGGTGCACAGGGCGCGGGCTACTTGTTCTACGGGTGTCACGACGGCCTCCTTTGGTTGTAGGCCAAAGAGTATCCCGGAATTTTTATTTGGGTAGGCGCGGATTCATGAACAGTACCATCACAATTTTTAATAGTCTCATGGGGCTATCTGGTCTTGCATCATGGAACGGCCAACCGGCCATCTTCAACGAGGTCGCGCCAGATGACTTTCTCAAGACCCCGCCAAGCTTGCCGTTTCTGATTATCGCTGTGCCGACCCGAGATGAGCCGCTTGAGTCCTTCACCGAGACAGGCCGTCTCATCGTTCAGGACGTGCGCGGCTATCAACGGTTCACCGGCTCCACGGCTACCCTCGATAACCTCATGCGCACGGTGCGCGACCGCTTCCATAACAAGCCGTCCGAGCTGACCGTTACGGGCGGGGTATGCGAGGTGTGCCGCGTCAACGGGCCGGTTGCCTCCCCCACCAGCGACCAAGCCTACATCGGTCGCCGCGTCACCATCCGGCTCGACCTCAAGAACACCTGACATCCGGCACTGCCGGTCATTCCAAACGCGCTCCGAAGCAGGCGGTGCGCGCCCATTTCCATGCCTGCTGATAGGAGATCGCCATGGCCGTACTGGCACAAGGTTTCATGAAACTGCTGCTGGGTACGGGTGTGACCCCGACCTATGCAGTCATCAAGGGCGTGTTCGGCGTTGATGGTGGCGGCTTCAGCCCCAACAAGATCGATGCCACGGATTTCGACACCGCTCCTGGTACTCGCGAGTACATCAATGGCCCCCGCGAGCCTTCGGCCTATTCGTTCCAGATGCACTACGAGCAGGGCGACACACAGCAAGAGGCGCTGTTCGACGCCATGGCCAGCAATACGCCCGTGCCGCTCCAGATCACGCTGGGCGATGCCGTGACAGGTAAGAAGATCGAGTTCTCGTCTGTGCCAAACCTCGTCCTGTCGGCACCCGTTGATGGCAAGGTGACCTATGCGGGCACTCTTGAGCCGCTGAAAGCCCCCATCCGGGACGATCAGGCCTAAACATGCAGGCCTCTGACGAACGTTTGGGCATTGTCCGCCTGTCCTTACCGGATGGGCGGATAGTGCCGCTGCAACTGACCTACGCCGCGTTGGACGCCAAAGGCCACGACTGGCTGCTGGATCAGTTCAAAGCCATGCAAAAGGGTAAGGTCGGCGCAATGCGCTCCATGGCAGATGCGCTGGAGTTGCTGAGCGATGGTGCGCTTGTGGCCGACGACATCATGGCTGCGCCCGCCGCTGAATATCCGTTGGCCGAGAACCTCAAGGCTTGCTGGAGAGCTTGGGAGCTTGGCCAGCACGGGCCACAGGGGAGGCCTGCCACGGAAGGCGCTGAAAACCCTCAGCCAGCGCCCCGCAAGACGTGGTTGGGGCGCATCTTCAAACTGCGATGAAGGCGGGGGTTTCAGAAGCCGAGTTCTGGCACCTGACCCCGTATCAGCTCAATGAGCGCATCAAGGCATCTTCGGAAGCAAACCTGATGCAGGCGTGGTGGGTTGAGCGCTTCGCTCGTGAGGAACGGTTACAAAGTCCTCAGCACTATATCGATACCATGCTCAAACCCTCTGATCCGGCGCTGGCCTATGCTGAGGCTGAGGCCAAGTTCCACCGGATGGCTGAGGACTGGGGCTTGCGGGTGACGGACTAAGTTAGCCGGTCGCACGGATAGATAAGTTCGAACGCGGCTCGCCTCGGCGGGCCTTTTTCTTTGGAGGCCGCATGTCCGGTAACGTCGTCGGCAGCGCCGAGTTTGAGCTGCGCGCAACCCGTAAAAAGCTTGGAGAGGACATCAAAGCCTCTGAGCGCGATCTCAAGGCTGCGATGGGCCAGATCGAGAATGACGCGAACAACAGCTCCAAAGGCATCGGAGCATCCTTTGGTAAAATGTCAGCCGGCATAGCCGCTGGCATTACGGCCCTGACGGCAGTGCTTGCGGTGGGCTTGTCGATGGCGCTGAAGTTTGGTCAGGCCAGCCTAAAGATGGCTGATGATTTGGCTAACTCTGCCGACCGCATCGGCATGTCCACGACTGCCCTTCAAGAATGGCAATATGTGGCCCGAAAGACGGGATCGAGTGCGGCTGATGCGAGTAAAGACTTGGCCGCATTTGCTCTCAAATGGGAACAGGCGCAAGCCGGTTTAAACAAGGATGCATCGAAGTCATTTGCGGCGCTTGGGCTCTCTCAGCAGGACCTACGTTCAATGAAAGATGCAGAGGAAGCGCTCAACAAGACAACCGACCGGATCGTTGCCCTCGGGTCAGAAGCAGATCGTGCGGCCATATCTGAAAAACTTGGCCTAGGCTCACTTGTTAATGCCCTTTCTGACGGTGCCGAGGAGGTAGACCGTCTTCGCGGGGAAGCAGCTGCCCTTGGTTTCGTTCTGGATGAAAACATTATCCGAAAGGGTGCCGAAGCTCAGGGCCAACTCGAAGACCTTCAGCATGTTGTCGGTATCCAGTTGGCCGAGGCGTTCATCAGCCTGTCAGATGAAATCCTGAACTTCACCGAAACAATTGCTGAGGCTTTGAGAGGCCTGAATGACTTCCTCGACAAGGCGAAGATGCTCCGTCGCTTAACAGGCGGGAATTATGGTGTCAGCGATATAGCTGGCATGGCGACAAACCCGTGGGGATTGATCAAAGGCACGTTCAATATCGGCAAATCAATCGGGGCAACGCCTCAGTTTATTGACCGTGAAGCCTATCAAGATTTTGTGGACGGGACGGGCGAGCATGCTCCAAAGCGCACACCCCGAACCCCGCGCGGATCTACAAATCTTACACATGCTCCTGAAAGAGGCAGGACAAACAATAATGCAGCCCGTGCAGCCGAACGCGAAGCCCGTCGCGCCGAACGCGTAGAGCAAGAAATCTACCGCGCTCGCCAGCGTGCCCTTGGCATCTACGATCGCGAAACAGCGACGGTGCAGGAGCGCTACGATATCGAGCGCGCCCAAACCGAAATGGAGCGCAAGGCCGAGCAAGAGCAGTTGGATAGCCGCCTTGCCCGCAAGGACATCACCCAAGCTGAATACGCTCAACTCAAGCTCCTGAACGACCATACGGCGGCGCTGGAGGATCGGGTAGCCTCTGACGTGCTGTCCCGCGATCTGGCCGACGAGCGTATGGCAAACGAGCGCATTTTGACGGACCTGACGGCAGGCATGGTTTCTTTACAGGCCAATGCAGCACGGTCGAGCCGAGAACGCCTTCAGCTTGAGCTTGAACTGCTGGCCATCACCCAGCGCCAGCGCCGTGAGGCACTGCGTAACGAGCTGGAGCGCAACCGGAGCCTTACAGACGAACAGCGTTCGAAGGCCATGGATGACAACGCCCGTATCGAAGACCTCGAGCGGCAGGCGGTCAATCGCAACAACATGTCGCCATTGGAGCGCTGGAGGGATCAAGCGCTTCAGTCGGCGGCTGAGGTAGCCGAGGCATACGAGAACGTGGCGGCAAACGGCCTAGACGCCCTGAATGCCGGTATCATTGATGCCATCATGGGCGCGCGTGATCTGGGCGATGTGTTCAGTTCAGTGGCCAAACAGATCATTGCCGATCTGGCATCTATCGCGGTGCGCCAGTCCATCACTGAACCGCTGGCTCGGATGCTCTTCGGCGGTCGCGACATGAAGAACGACGACTATTCGTCACACGGCTCGGGCAACGAATGGGGCGTGAACCTAATGCAAGGCATGGGTGGCCAGCGTCAGAAGAGCGGGGGCTGGATGTCGTCTCTGCTCAAGTTCGGACGCGGCCTGTTTGGCTTCTCTGACGGCGGCTACACCGGCGACGGTGGAAAGATGGAGCCAGCGGGCGTTGTTCACCGTGGGGAATACGTGTTCAGCCAAGAGGCCGTGCGCCGTATTGGCGCGGCGCGGCTGGATGCCATGCACAGCAATCTCAAAGGCTATTCGACCGGCGGGTTAGTCGGCCTGTCGCTTCCCGCCCTTTCTATGTCGGGCAGTAGCGCTCCGCCCCGACAAGCGCCGGCCGCTCCATACTTCGACCTACGGGGCGCGGTCATGACTCAAGACCTGCTTAACCAGATGAACGCCATCGGTGCGCAGGCTGAAAGCCGCGCAAACACTTGGGCCACGAAGAACGTACCGGGCCTGACGCAATCGAAGACGGCCAAACAGCAAACCCACCAGATCGGTCGCAGGAAACGATAATGGCACTGACGCTACCGACCACACCGCGACCGTCAAAGATGACGCCGCGGCCTATCTTCACGCGCAATGAGACGCGACCGGCGGCAGGGGCGGGCCCTGTTGGGCGGAACCTTCGCCCTGGTACTCGCTGGGCATGGGGCTTCGACTACCCGCCAATGACCTATGAGCAGTCCTTGGCGTTCGATGACCTCCTGACCGAGGACGAGACTGTCATTGTCGATATCCTTCAGCCCGGCTTGACCATCGGCGCTCCGGGCACTGGCGGGCGCGTAAACGGTGCAGGGCAGGCGGGCCGCACGCTGAACATCAAAGGTGTGGCCCCGGGCTATGTCTTGCGTAAAGGCCAATGGCTGTCTGTCCTGTCGGGCGGCCAGTGGTTTGCGTACAAGACCAGATCGGCGGCGACCGTCGACGGATCGGGCAACTGTGCTGTCCCACTGCGGACCATGATCCGTGCGCCTCTGGCCAATAACGCAGTGGTCGAGATTGCGGCCCCCAAAGCAGAGGGCTGGGCGACATTGGCGGAAGAGGCTCATGGGATCGACGCCTTGGACCGCCTTGTGCGCCTCCGCTTCACGCTGGAGGAAATGGACTGATGGACAGCGCAGCGATTGCGGGCCGCTCTGGCAAGGCGGTCTGGCTGGTTCAACTCTTCCGCCTCACGACATCGGACTTCACCCTTCGGCTCACAACCGGAGGGTTTTTAGTATGGGGCTTCGAGTTGTTTGTTCAGCGCGATCCGACCTACGGCACGCTGGGCGATCTGCCATTGTTTGAGGACGGCGTGGACAACCAAACCACGCGAGCGGATTTTACCCTCTATCCCGCCAATCATGCGGCTCTGGCGACACTGGCTGACCGCAAGCACCAAGGCGCTCTGATCGAGGTCTTTGACGCCGCTGTTGATCCCAACACCGGCCAGATGATGGGCGAACCCGATCCGTTGTTCCGTGGCGAATACGACTTTGCCCGATACGTCATCGGCGCAAACGAAGAACTGATTATCGAGTGCGGGACAGAAGAAGCCCGCTTGAATGAACCTAACGAAGACCGCCGTCTGTCCGACCCGCATCACCGCGAGGTCTGGCCGGGCGAGTTGGGCATGAGCCACGTCACAGGCCTTGGCCGCACCATCTACTGGCGGGCCGAACAGCCCGGTTCCAGTGGTGGCGGCATGCGTGGCGGGGGCGGCTATGTCAGTGGCGGTGGCGCACAGGCAAACGCGAAATGATCCAACCGACAACACGCCGCGAACGTGCGGCCACGGCCTGCCGTCTGAGATTTCAAGGCAAGCCCTATAAGCCGGGCACCCGCGACTGCCCGCTTCTGGCCCTTCATGCTCTTCGCAAGGTTGGCGTACCGGTGCCGTGGGCCAAGGGACTGAAATGGAAGACCGAGGCCGAGGGGCTGCGGGCACTCAAGGGCTTGGGCTTCAAGGACTTGATTGAGGCCGTTGATAGCTTGGGCTTGCCGCGTATCGCGCCCTCCATGGCTCTGGCTGGTGATCTGGTTGCGCTTCCGACCTCACACAAGCTGGGCGCACTGGCCGTCTCCATGGGCAACGGCAATCTGCTGGCCTTCACCGACAACAGCCCCAATGCAGAAGTTCTGACGGGCGTAACCGAGTTTGTAACCGACGAGCGCGGGCCATGCGCGTGGAGAGTGATTGATGGGTAAGGCTCTGAAGACTGTCGGCGCTGTGATCGGTGCCGCTGCCCTCATCGCCACCGGTGCAGGTGCCATTCTCATGCCGGGTATGGCGGGGACGACAACCCTGTTTGGTGTGTCTGTCGGCACTCTGAACACGGTCAGTGCGGGGCTGATGGCTGTAGGCGGCATGCTCGACAAGCCTGAATCTATGGGCTCGGGTACGCCAGACGAGTGGAACTCAAATCCGGATCAGCCGACACCGTTTGCCTTTGGGCGCGTCGGTTGCTCGGGGAAGATCGTTCACCGCGACGAGTACGGCAAAGACAACAAGCTTCAAGGCGTTGTGTCGGTCTATTCGGGTGCAGGACCGATCAAGAGCTTTGTCAGCTACAAGGTCAATGATCTGCCGGTGTCGTTCACGTCGAACGGCGGCACGGCGACGGGCAAATACAATCGTCAGATGTGGCGGTCATGGCGGCTTGGCGAGCAGCCTGACACAGCGCTAAGCCTGCCGACTGGTCTGGACGAAGGCGCGGTCATGCCCGCTTGGGGGGCGGCCTATAAGCTGTCTGGCAAGGCGTGTGAGTTGCTGACTGTTCAGCAGGACAGCAAGTTCAGTGTCTATCCAATGGGCCTGCCGACGCCTAAGGCTGTGATCGAGGGTATCTATGGCTACGACCCACGATACGACAGCACCTATCCTGGCGGGTTTGGTGACTGTCGTTTAGGCGTCCGCTCGACCTATCGCTGGATCAATAACCCCATCATCGCGGGCCTGAACTGGGCGCTTGGCATGGTCGAGAACGGTCACGTGGTGGGTGGCATTGGGGCCAGCCCGCAAGGCATCGACATGCCCGCCTTTGTCGAGGCTGCGAACGTTTCAGATGCCAACGGCTGGACGGTCTCTGCATGGCCAGACACGTCGGAGGATGTGTCTAAAGTCCTGAAACAGTTCTTGCAGGCCGGTGGCGCTTCATACGCCCGCCATGCCGGGAAGATCAGCTGTGTGAGCCGAGGTGCCGCCAAGCCATCGATCGTAAGGGTCACTGGACGCGATACCTGCGGGCCGATTGAGCTGGATACCGGTGCCAGCCTCTATAATCGGATCAACACCATCACGCCGAGCTTCATGTCGGAAGCGCATGGCTGGAAGCATGTGCCGGCCGATCCGGTCACGTTCGAGGCGCTGAGAACTGAGGACGGCGGCAAGCGCGGTGACCAGATCACATATCGCTTTGCAGATAATGTCCGACAGGCTGGCCAACTGGCCGCTTATGACATCCTAGATGCGCGCGAGCCGTTCAGCGGCACCATCCCATTCAAGCCGCACCTTCGTCGCCTGAAACGCGGAGACTGCTTCGATCTGGACGAACCGGGCTTCCTGCTGGATGGCGTGAAGTGCATTGTATTAGGACGTAGCTATAACTCCCAAACCGGAGAGGTGAGGGTGGCTTTCCGTTCGGAAACGGACGGCAAGCATCCGTTAGCGCTCGGTAAGACCACGACTATGCCGGAATATCCGGTGTTGACGCCTGCCGACCCAACGCTAGTCAGTGCGCCGCTGCCTGACGATTGGGTTCTGATCCCCAAGCTACCGAACGAAACCGGCGTCCAAGTCCCCATCATCGATATCGTAGGGGAGGTCAGCAACAGCACGGCGACTGCGGTTCACTTCGAGTGGACCTATGACAATAACGGCGTGCCATCCGCTGACTGGATATCGGCAGGTATCTGGCCGCCGACTGTAAAGTCCATTTCCGTTCCAGCTGATCCGGGCACATGGATTTGGATTGGGGCCAGCTATCTGCGTGGTGAGAACTTCTCCAATCGTCAGGTTTACGGACCTGCTCAGGTGCCCGGTCTTACAGCTGGCAATGTCATCCCGACAGCGCCTGTCATCGTCGGTTTGCAAGACCAGATCACCACGGCGTTTGGCGACATCTTTGATGTATCCAATCTGGTGGCCGAGGCTCGGAACGATCTGGATGCGGTTGAAGCCGAGGTGGTGGCGGCTCGTGGCGGTGAAGGATCGCTGGCGGCGCGTGTGGCGGCAGTCAATCAGGCGCGGATCGATGGCGATACGGCTAATGCCTCGGCCATCAGCGGGGTTGCGGCCAGAACCAGTGCAACCGAAGCGGACATCATCGATCTGGAAAACGCTCAAGCCGGTGAAAGCTTGGCGCGTACTGAGGCAATCAACCAACTCAGTGCCCGCACTTCGCATCGGCCAAACCTCATCGACAACCCGTCAGGTGCGGCAGGCTTCCGTGGCTGGATCAAAGAGGGCAGCCCTGACAGCTACGTTCTCGATGATGCAGTTGCCGGTCGTATTTTTGTGGTTGTGAACTACATGGTGTCGCAGGTGTATCCCGCTGGCCCTGGTGACCAGCACAGCCTGAGCTTTAACGCATCGCCGGTTGGTGGCAGCGTTCGCATCCAATACATCACCGCCTCGGGTGTGGTCGAAGGTGTGAACGTAGATGTTGGTTCGGTCTCGATTTCTGAGCGCCGGAGATCGACATCACCGTCGACTGCTCCCGCCGGTACAAGTGGGTTCAGACTTGTTGTGGCTGCTCCTCCAGGTGGCGCTTTGCCGATTTGGGCTATCAAAGTCAATTTTGGTGCCATAGCTACCGAGTTCACAGATGACTATTCGGTCACGACCTTGTCGACTTCGGTCACAGAGCACTCACTGGCCATCATCGATCTTGAGAATAATTTGGCTGGGGCTGGTTTCCGTAAGATTGCAGAGGCAAGCGGTGGCGCTCCGGCCTATTACGAGTTCTTCAGTTCAAACACGGGTGGCTATGCCGCCATTGCTGCTCCGGTCGTGGCTCTGGTCAATACGTCCGTAGGGGGTGATCCCGTGGTCGCCATGGAACTCGTTGACGGCAAAGCGCGGTTCTACGGCGATCTGTCCGTGCAATCTGGCACGAGCGGAGAGCGGACCGTCATCACGACAAATGCTATTCGTGTATTCGATGCAAACAATGTCGAGCGTGTAACCTTAGGGAGGTGGTGATGCCTTCTGGCCTTATCGTTCGCGATGCAACAAAACGAGCAACGCTAGATACCAATAGCATCACCAGCCGCCCCTTGGGTTCTCTGACGGTTTCCACCGCAGCATCCAATGTCGAGGTCAATGTTCCCGTTGGCGCAGGTAAATCCCTGTGGGTGCATTTCTATGTGGTTGGGGGACTTCAGGCCTTCATCCGCAAGCACCCCACAGTGGCCAACCGGTTTATCTACTCAACCCAAGGTACCGGCACGGTCTATATCTTTTATGGAGAGTGCTGATGTCTGTCGGATTTAGATCGATCACTGCGGGCAGCACTCTACAGATTTATGATAACCATCTGTGTCTCAGCCTCCGGGCCAAGGGGGCGACCACTGCAACGGCGGCGCACACCATGTCACAGGGGGGGACATGGTTGCTGCGATACCATGATCTGACCTTCATCAATGCCGACGCCCCGATTGTCGCCGTTCGTGTCACTGAGGCAAACCAATACGCCGGTGTTATTGCGGTGACGCGCAGCGGGAATGTTTGGACGTTCCGTGTCCTGGTGATGGGACAAGCAACCAACAGCTTCCAATTCCAATACTGGATATTCGACAGGCCCTCTGCGCCAATGGCTTCGGGGTTGGGCTTGATTGTAAAGGATGCGTCCAACCGCGTTGTCTTTAACAGCAACGATCCAGTGATCCGCGTCGTCGGGCAGGCCCCCGGCGACTATGGCAGCGGGCGTATCTACGCTTTCGCCTATAGCTCGGTGATCAACTATTTCCACGAGATCGTGGACAATACGCCAACGGGTTGGCTGACTTTGGAGAGCATTCAGGCATGGGGGTGTCGGGCCACGCCAACCGGCGTTCAGCGCGCCCTTCAAACCGTTTTCGGCAATGTCTTGAACGGTGATGCCCCGCCGCAGTTTGCGCCCGGTTCCGGTTTGAATGGCTGGGGCGGTGGCGATGTGAACTACGGGTTCGCACCGGCTGAAATGTCGATGCTGGTCCTAGACGTGACGGGGATGTGAAATGTTCCTTATCGGAAGTCAGGCCGCCCGTTTGACGGGATGCCTTCCCGACTGGCGGGATGGTCGTGTTCAAGATGCCGATCTGGTTATTCGTAAGGCAGATCAGGAATGGCTCCTGTCGATGCTGGAACCGGAGGCTGTTGCGGTCCGCACCTTCAAGGATTTTCCAGACCGGTATTACATCCTGACGCCGTCGCGACTGCTGATGGATATTCAGGTCAATGATGACTATGCGGACCTTTTGGACGCCTTGCCCGACAATACCGGGTTCGAGCTGTTTGGCAGGCCGTTGACGGCAATCTCAAGCCTGTCTCAACTGGTGATCAAGACGGCGTATTCGCATCTGCCGATCCACCGCGAGAAGAACGACCGCGACATCTCATATTGGCAATCGCTGACCGATCTTGGTGCGGCATTGCCTGAGCATTTGGCATTGGCGGATTATGTGCGCCACGCCGCAACCTCAACCCTACAAAGGATAGGCCATGGCCGAAACCCAACCCACTGATGCCGAGAAACTGGCGGCAGCTGAAGCGGCGATGTTTGCCGCTGCCGAGGATGCCAAGGCGGCTCGCTTGCCTTCGGCTCTGGTCGCCTTCGAGCTACTGAACTCACCTGCGGCGGCAGTATTCCTGAATGAAATGCGCGAGGCCGTCTCCAACAGCGTCGATGACTTGGCGCGAAGCCCTCAAACTGGTGCGGAGGGCGCGAAACAAACGCTTCAGCGGATCATTACGTCTTTCGATTTGGGTGTGGCCGCCATCCAGTCGCGCTTGTCTAGCTTGCAACCATCTGCTGAAGCTTCTTCCGAGCCTGAGCCGGAAGCCTGACGAACCCGGTTCGTCACCATCATCTAAAAATCTAGGAGGCCGTCATGGCTGAAACCCCGCCACCTTCGGGTGCGCTGGCTGACCTGTTGCGTCTGGTTGGTCCCTATATTCCCGGTATTGCGGGGGCTGTGCTGGGCATGGCCTTTGGCGACAAGCTGACCATGCGCGGCAAGGTGGTGAGCCTGTCGGCGGGCATGGCGGCGGTGCTGTGGGTGGCCCCCATGCTGGTCGTGGTGGCCGAGCACCTTTGGCCGCTGAGCGGCGATCTGCCGTTTCAGGCGGTGGCCTGTATCTGCTTTCTGACCGGCACCTTTGGCATGGTGGTTCTGTCTGGGCTGGCGCAGGCGGCGGCCAAGTACAGCCGTGACCCGTTCGGCTTGGTCAAGTTCAAGGCGGGCGGGCTGACTATCGGGGGAGCATCACCTGAAGGAGAAACCCCATGATTGCCGTTCTGTGCGGCCTGTTGGCCGTGGTTATCGTCGCCGTTGTCTTCCTTGCGGCCCTGATGGGCTGGGGCGACAGGGTGACACGATGCCAGCGATACGGGCTGTGCGTGATGGCGTCAGGGCTGATCCTTGCTGCGCCCAGCCGGTACATGCAGGGAGTCGGTCTGGCCGATCTGATGTTTCTGAGCGGGCTGGCCACCTATCTGCTGAACCGGCACCTGAAGTTCATTCTTCGTCGGGCGGATGCGCTCGATGGTGCCGAGGATGGCCGGTACGATCTGCTTCACTTCTGGCGGCGTCGAGCGAACCAGCATGACCACCTGAAATAGCACAGCGGCAAGCGTTAGGCCGATCGCGCCTGTTTCAACCCAGTCGATTTTCCGTCTCGCCCCCATGAGGGCAGAGAACCACTAACCCCACAATCTGACAATGGAGGTCGCTATGCGCGATCCTTACTGGCTGGCCGAAGCCCGCCAGCACCTTGGCGTGCGCGAAATCGTGGGTGCCAAGCACAGCCCGATCATCATGGGCTGGATCAAGGAACTGGGTGCCAAGGTGTTGGGCATTCCGGTCAATGACGATGAAACCCCTTGGTGCGGCACCTTCATGGCTATGGTCATGAAGCGGTGCGGCCTTCCGGTGCCGCCTCTTGCCGTCCGCGCGGCCCAGTGGGGGCGTGTCGGTAAATGGGGCCGCGAACTGCGTGATCCCCGCCTCGGCTGTGTGTTGGTGTTCACCCGTAACGGCGGCGGCCATGTCGGCCTGTATCTGGGCGAAGACGATACGTACTACCATGTGCTGGGCGGCAACCAGTCGAACAGCGTCAACGTCATGCGCATCGCCAAGAGCCGTCTGGCCGAGGGCGGTATGCGCTGGCCGAACGGGCCGGACCTGCCGTTCAAACAGATCATCAAGCTCAGCCCCAAGAGGGCGGGCGTGTCGGAGGATGAGGCATGATCGCCGGTATCCGCGAAGCCGTGCGGGCGCTGTCATTGCTCGGCTGGGCCGTCATCATCGGCCTTGTCCTGCTACTTGTCCTGCTGGCCACCTGTAGCCACTACACAGGCAAGGAAGCCAAGCGCGACCAGCAGGCCGCCGAGGAACGCGCACGGACGCTGGATGCCGCCATCAAAGCCTCTGACAAGGCCAGCGGCGAGCGCCTGACAGACATTCAAATCAACATCAAACGTGAGAAGGAGCTGACCGATGCGGTCTCTTCGTTGCCTGATGCCTTGCCTAGCCCTCGCCGTATCGCTCTCGCTTGTCAGCGGCTGCGCCAGCAAGGCACCAGTGACGCGGATTTACCCGCACGCTGCCGATCTGGTGGTGGAGGCTAAACCGCAACTTGATCCAGCGGCTCTGGAAAGCGAGGCGGCTCTCGATGCGCATGAGATCGCCATCGAGTCTTGGGGTGATCGGGGGTGGTCGATGGTCGCTCGCCTCTGCCGATGGCATGTCGAGATGGGCATGAAGGGGCTGAGTTGCCCGCCGCCTCCCGATGTGCCGCCAAGGCCGGGCTAGATCATAGTGGTGCCTCTACCCAAATGATCAGCGTTGAGCCGCAAGGTTCCGCAGACAGTATGGCCCGCTCTCTTCGGAGGGTGGGCTTTTGTCTTTATCAGGCCAGATCGCGATACGGCGCACCGCGCTCGCCAGCCTCGGCCCGCGTCAGCACCTTTGTCTCGAATGCGGACGACACCGAAACCCGTATCCCGCGATGGCGAATACCTTCGTCCAGCGTGCGGGTGACGTGTTCGATTTCGTGAAGCGCGTTGCACCAATCGGTCGAGTTGACCGTGACAAGCCCCGGTCGCCGTTCGGCATCGTTTCCGGCGGCTTGGATCATGGCGTCAATGGCGGCGGTCAGTTCTTCGGCGGTCATGGCGGCGGTGTATCTGAGTCGGGGGCATTGATCAGTGTCTGCTGGATGCCCTGATGGTTTCCATCTGTTCCAGCGTCTTTTCTCGGGCCTTGAGCAAGCGAGCACGAACGTCGGCAAACTCGGCCTTCATATCAGCCTCCAGTTCGCTACCCGCGCCGGCCAGTAGGGCCATCACGCTATTCACGTCCTCAATCTCACGGTCGATCTGTTCGAGTTCGGTTTCGTAATCTTCGATCGCCATCAGTTTTCCAATCTCACCAAAGCCCCTTTTTCCAAGGGCCGCTGTAGTTGTTTGGCGAAGCCCCATTCCGCGCCTATCCACATTTCCAGTTCATCCGGTTCAGTCAGGATCACCGGCATAGCTTTGGGGTGGACTGACTTCACCGGCTCGCTGGGATCGGTCGTTAGGAAGCCGAACAGATCGGTCGTGACCTCGCCCTCCTTCAGCTTGCGGACGCTGGTCCATTGCGGCACCCAGATGCCAGCGAAGAAGGCGGGCACTTCCGGATCGGCGTCCTTCAGCCCAAACCACACCGGCTTATATTTTCCCTCGGCATCACGCCCCGGCTCGCTGAAGAATGTGAAGGGCACAAGGCACCGGAATTTGGGCTTCAGCCAACGACGCCAGTGCGCGCTCGACGTGTTGCGCACATTGGTCACGCCCTTATCGGTCTTCTTGCCCTTGAGGGCGAAGGCAGGCGACGGCAAACCCCAACGCGCCGTGGTCAGGATGCGCTCGTCACCCTCCATCCTCACAATGGGCGCAGCATAGTCAGGAAAGATATTGCCCGGCTCCAGATTGCCCGCAGCATTACGCGCAGCCTTTGCCGCCTTCATTATGGCCTGTGGTCCGGCCTTCTGGGCATACAGGTTGCACATGGCCCAATCCAATATGTCGCTTGCCGCTATTTATTTACCCATGAGCTCTTTTCGGAACTGATCAAATTCCTCTTGAGTAACCAGTCCGTCTTTTCTGAGCTGATCCCATTTACGCAATTCATCTGCTCGTGACGCCGAAGCGTAAGTCGTTACGGGCTTCTTGTTCACCGCTGTCCCAATGGCCTTCACGGTCTTCGCTCCTGATTGAAGCGCTTTTTTTCGGGATTCTTTTGTATCTGACCATGTTTGCTGTGCACCAAAAATCAAAGACCACAGCAAGCTTATGCCGCCTATCACGAGTACCACGTTTCCAATGCCCTCAAGGGTACTAGTGCGTTTCTCCAAAGCCTCCCATTGCCCCGAATGGGCGGCAAGGCCGTCATAACGCATGCTGTCCAACTGCGCCTGAGTGATGAAGAGGATCACTAAAACGACGACGAAACCCACGACGCAAAGACACAGCACAAGCAGCCACACGGCCAAAGGGTCGATATGTTTGCGGGCAGTCATTGCTCGTCCTTCATGGTTTTTGATGCGTCTTACATATCTAACGCTTCGATTAATTATGAAACAACGTTGAACACTGAACGTTAACCAAGCGCAGAGGCGGCTGTAGGGTCAGTGGCCCGCCAATATGCGCTGACCCATTATCGTGCGTTCACGGTCGGCACCTCGTCTAGCCGCGTTGTCCATCGCGGGCTGCGCAGGTCTTGCTTCAATGACCAGGACCGTTGATAGGCCACGCCTGCCGGTGCCAGCATGTTCCGGCCGTACCGCATATTCACTGCATCCATAGCCCGCATCAACTCGGCCCGCCGCGGGTCCGGCGTGTGCCACAGGTCCGGCACCGCATCCGCCGGATCGATCAGCCCCTCCAACATTACGCCCGCCTTGGCATAGATGAACCCATCGGCCCACAGTCGCCGCGCCACGCGGCTCGCAGCGGCGGCCAGCGCCATGCTGTCGCTTGTCGCCACCGGAAAATGCTCGATGCCCGCCACCGATCGCTGTGGCGCGTTGCGGTGACGCGAGGTGAAGTAGAAGACCTGTATGTGCGGGGCCGCCCGTCCATTGCGGCGCAGCTTTTCTCCCGCACGGACGGCATGTGTCCGCACGGCCTCTTCCATCTCGGCCAGCGTCGTCACCGGCCTTCCGAACGAGCGCGTCACCGCTATGCCCTTCTTGGCCGGTGCGGATACCTCCAGCGCCGAGCAATGTATGCCTGACAGCTCCAGCACGATCCGCTCGCCGGTTACGCTCAATATCTGCCGCGCCGACTTGGGTGGCATGGCCGCCAGCTGGGCCGCATTGCGCACGCCGTGCGCCGCCAACCGCGCCGACAGTGCACGGCCAATGCCCCACACATCCTCGATGTTCAGCGTGGCCAACAACGCGGCCCGTCGCTCAGGATCGGTAAGGTCACACACCCCGCCCAGCTCGGCCCGCTTCTTGGCCAGATGGTTCGCCGCCTTGGCCAGCACCCGCGTCGGCCCCAGCCCCACACAGGTCGGGATGCCGGTCCATTTCAGGACTGTATCGCGCATCACCCGCGCATGGGCCTCGGGGTCCGGCGACCGCGACAGATCAAGAAAGCTCTCGTCTATCGAATAGACCTCGACCTCGTCGGCAAACCGCTCATACACGGCATTCACGCGGCGGCTCATATCGCCATACAGGGCATAGTTCGAAGACCGGACCTTACCGCCCGCCTTCAGGTAGTTGTCGCGGATCTCGAACCACGGCACGCCCATGGGAATGCCCATGGCCTTGGCCTCGGGCGTCCGCGCCACCACGCACCCGTCATTGTTCGACAGCACCACAACCGGCTTGTCGATCAGGCTGGGGTCAAACACCCGCTCGCAGCTGCAATAGAAGCTGTTTCCGTCTGACAGGGCATAAACGCGGTTCATGCCGGTGGCCGGTGCGGCGTCAATGACCATGTCACTACGCCCCAGATCACGGCCTCGCTGGCTTCGTCCAGTTCGAGATGGCCCATGGTGGGGTTATCGAAATCCAGAATCATACGACCGGCTTTACGGCGTACTCGTTTCACGCTGGGCATACCGTCGATGATGGCCACCACCACGTCACCGGGCTTCACCTTCAGGCTGCGATCCACCACCACGAAATCACCGTCGAGAATACCGGCGGCTACCATGGATGATCCGGACACGCGCCACATGAAGGTGCTGACGGGGTTGGTGACGATCAGGTGGGCAGGATCGAGCGCCTCCTCAATGTAGTCATCAGCGGGGGAGGGGAACCCCGCGCAGACTCTAGCGCCCATCAACGGCAGTTCCAGTTTGGGCTGGAGCAGGCGAATGGGAATCGCTTCTGCGATCGTCAGATTGTTCAT